AAAAGTAATGTTTTCTGTAAACGTTTCACTTCCTGCCGCCGCAGCAGTAAAGTTATAACCAAGAGACAACGCGTTTTGACCGCCACCAATACCAATCGTCCTAAAACGATAAGTAAAAAAGTTCTGCGCACTGCCTGCCCAAGAACGCAACATCAACATCATTGCGCCAGTAGCACTTCCATCAAAAGTGCCAAACTGCCAATGAGAAAAATTAGACGGCGCTCCTTGAGCAGGACCAAGCGTTGGATTTTGAAGAATATTACGTCCAGCAGCTAATGCAAGACGTCCTGTTCCCATAGGCGTGCGAATGGCCAACGGATCTTGACCCTGCGCAGGATCGTCTTTCCAAACGGTCAATGCATTCAACAACCAAGGAACACGAAAAGCAGTTTGAGTGGCAAGATACTCATAAGTATTTGAATGCAAATGCGTTCCGTCGCCTCCAAACGTCGGCGCCATGCTAATTGTTCCAGTAGCTGGTGTTGCTGGTGTTCCTGTGAAGTCTGTAAAGGTAAACGTGTTTGCACCAGTAACGGTTGCAAAATGTAAACCGTTATACTCTGTCTGATCTGCACCAGCAATAAGAACCCAGCCAGAAGAATTTCCATCAACGCCAGCTAAAGCATGAGCTGTGCAAGTAACAGTCGCAGTGCCTCCACTCCGCGTAATAGAAGTAACAGACTTAAAAACTTCACAAGGGACAGAGTTAAGAACAGCAAAACTACCACAATCACCGTAGCTATCAATAACTTGATAACCATTGCGCTGGCACCAACTTACCATAATCGTATTCTGTTCCACCATACCAGACTCTCCTGCAAAAACTGGAGGTGTAACAATATAAAGCCAGTCCATATACGGACAAGCAGTAAGCCAACGAGAACCATGAGTGTTAAGTTCAGTCTCAAAACCAGAAATTGGTTCTTTCATTTCAAACCAACCAACATCTGGATTCATGTCTGCATACAACGCAGAAGCAATCTGTGGTTCACACAGATTCATAGAACTTAACGCAATACCACCACGATCAAGTCCAATAGAAACAACACCAGAAATCGTCAGTGCTTCGAAACCAGCAAGAATAAAACGAACAGTGCCAGTAAGACCAACAACTTGCATCCGGTAAAGATCAAGTGTTTTAGTAATTTTAACAATCCCGAGCGCTTTACTTGCATTAGAAGCGTCAATAGAAGTAAAACCAGCTTCGTCAGCAAACGCACCGCCGCTTGTCGAAGTTTGAATCTTAAACGTGCCAGCGCCGGGTTCTTTAATGTAATAAAGGGTTAGCGTATCGCAATAGAAAGAACCGCCAGATTGAGACAGCAAAGCGTTACCACCAGCAGGAACACTGGTGACAAAACCAACAGGAGAAACTGTATAATCGTCTGAAGTAGAAGCTCCACCAGAAAGAACGCTAGAAATTGCGCCAGTGCCAACAGCACCGCAATTACCTAGATTCTTCCGAACCAAAGGAAGTAGTTTTCCAATCTGTCTTTGTGCAACAGAATCACCAAAAGCCATCACACGAAGCTGTGAAGTTACGCCTTTACGGTTTGCTTGAATCTTCTGCCACGCTTTTAGTTGACGAGGGCGACGCAGATACTCATTAGTCGACAAAGAACCAACAAACTGCCAATTTCCACCACCAATCGTGGGTGCAATGATTGTGTTAAAAGTCGCACTATTATCAGCATAAACACCTGAAGGATTCCACTGATAAAAACCGCCAAGGTTATCATTAGCAAAGAAACGACCGCGCACCAAAGCAACGTCTCCACTAGTAAAACTAGTCGTAGAAAGCGCTTTTAAGGCGGCAATGTTTAACACTTCGATCTTTGGGCTAAAACTTGCAGCAGTAGCGGCACTAGCGGCAGCCGCAGTAGCAAAAGAACCAGCCTGGTTCTTAAAAGTTTCAGCACTGTTCTTAGAAGCCAAAGCCTCAGCAGCACTAACAGACGCAGCAGCAGCAGAAAGTGCAGCATTAGCCGCATCAGTCGCAGCACCTTTCAAACGCTTCCAACTAGTCGAAGCAAGGTCGTAAAAAGCACCGTCACCAACTTCCCAGTCAATGCCATATTTAGTGCCTTCAACGGTAATGACATAAAAACCCTTATCCACTGCAGAAACAGGAAGAGCAGCAGCAGCAATAGGACCTAGATAATTAACCGTAGTGCCGAGAAAAGAATCAACAGCAGCAGCGAGCCAGTTATCGTTCTGAAGAAGTTTATACAACTCACGATTCAAAGCACCATTTGGCGTGGACGGATCAGCGGTGCCGATTACAGCGTCGTAGATCGAAATATATTGAAGACTGGAATTAGGAAGACTCATGATTCTAATTGTGTTACGTAAGTTCTAATTTTACCAAGATCGCTGATCAAATTATCTAACTGTGTTTTAACAGCGTCTCGGAAGTTTTCTAACTCTGTTTGTGTTGGTGGATTACTAAAAATTAAAGCGCCAACAGCAGAACTGCTAGTATCAAACAAAGGTAAAGCTGTTAAATCTTTAACTCGAATTTGTATTGTGTTAGTTAAACTTTCAACAGTAAGTCCTTTGCCAGAAACTAATGATTTAAATTCTAAATCAGTGCCTGTTTTTTGTTTGTAAACACCTTCACCACTACCAACGTTTGAAGCTGTGTTAACTTCACCAGCACTAATTGAATTTGTGATTGTTATTTCAGAAGCGCTGCTACTAATTGTAATACCTGTGCCGGCAACTAACGATTTGAATTGCAGCTGGCCGTCAATTAAAGTATAAAAAATACCAGAACCAACGCCTACATTAGCTGCACTGGTGATAGAAATTACTGGTGTTCCAGAACTACCACCAGAACCTGTTAACGTCGAACCTTCTGGCACCACAATATCAGAAGGTTTAACTTTTGGTTTTCTTGTTGTAGGACTATATGGCACGACTTAAATCTCCACCGATAGAAAGATCGGCAACTGGAGCACTTCGATTTGTAGGAGCAATATAATACGGTTCGTCAATAAGAAAACGCCGGAGATTTTCCATCATATGATCGTCTTTATCTACCGGTTTGTTTGTTGGAACGCCTTGTTTATCAGCCCAAGCGTAACGTGAAATTTCCCAGATCGTTGTTCTTAAAGTAGGCGCAAAGTATATTTCACCTTTTTGTCCACTTAAGTATTCCTTTGTTGCAAGAATACCTCTGTCTAAATCCTTTGAAGCTTTTTCAATACCGTAAACACCACATCGTTCAAATTCATCAGCCATGGACGTCCGATCAATTGGATTCTCAATCCACGCCGAAGGGTCCATCTTAATGTCTTGAATGATATAACCTTCCGTCTTTTTACGAATTTGTTCAGCTAATTTACTAATTACACAAGCTTCAAAGATTTCGTCATAAAAGAACAATTGCCCTAAAGGACTGATTGCCAAGAACAAAACTGCATGAGGTGTTCTCGGATGCGGGTCAATTCGGACCCAGATTGAGTAATCCTTAGGTGGTTGATTGTAAGACTTCCAACCGTGTGGCACGTTTTTTAACACATGCTTTTGCGGTTCGAACTCTTTATAAACTAATCCAGAAAGATGGAGCGGAATACCTCTTTCGCGGCAGTCACGTTCTTCGGGCGTAAGGCTTTCAAGAAAGTCCGCAATATCAGCCTTACTAAGATGCGGATTGTCCCAAATCGTCCCAGTGATAACCCAGCGAACTTTACGGCCATCTTTAATTTGAATGTATTCAGATTGCTTCGACTCTTCCTGACTTGGAAAGAAGAAGTCCTGAATCCAAGGCTGTTCAAGCAGCGTGCAGGTAAACCACGCAGAGCCACCACGGTCAACAAGACCGCGGCTAACAGCTTTCCAGTGAGCTTCTGCGATCGGCTCATCGACGTGAATCCAGTCCCAGTCTGAAGACTCAGACCCCATGGGATTAGTGGCGAAAGACTTACGAGTATCGAAACAAATAGTAGAAAGTCCATAAAGACCGAGAATCTGCATCTGACAAATTACGCCCGTATGATTACGAACGATACCAGTAATCAAATGCTTCGGAATTTTCTTGTAGATTTTTCCGATATTACCTTTTTTCCCATCACCTGTAAAGATCTCATCTACCTTATCCCAGTCTGCTGCAATAATCAAACCCTTAGTCGCTCGTTGCGGAATACCGACATACCTTCTTGGATCGTTCTTGTCATACCATGGCCGTTCACCAAGAGCCCAAGCCAAGTCCTCCGAAACACCCATGTCGGACTTACCAAAGCGATTGCCGCATCGGGCTAGACGAAACTTAAAATCACCCGCGGAGTGAAACTGATCTTGCTTATTATGCGGCCTGTAAAACAAAAGACCGTATTCCTTAGCAAGTTCAAGTTGCTTACGCCGCAGTTGAATCTTTCGTTTAAGAAGTAAGTTTGTTTCGTTCATACGCTTTGCGACTTCGTAGCCCAATCACTCGGCCTCGCTCCGCTCGGCCTCGACGCCCAAGCCGCGGGCGGTCCGCTCAGGGCTGCGCCCCGAACCCCACGCATCGAATCCAGCCCTCGGGAGACGTGCCGGCGGCGCGGCATTTCTCGCGGGCGGTCCTCAAGGAATTATTACAATTGAACGCCATTAACGACAGCGGTAAGAGTCGCAGCGGTAGCGACGCCGGAAACGTTGAGGCGAAGTTCGTTAGACGGGCTGACGAATTCGGCTTGGCCGTTTGCGGTTAAGGAACAGTTAGGAAGATCATACCAAGTCGTTCCGACTTTGGTTTGGAGTTTTACGGTAGCAGAATCAAAGGTTCCGGCCACGGCAAAAATGCCACGCTTACCGGCCCGCCAATCTACCAAAGTATTACCGTTAACGGAAAGATTGAATGGAACTGTGTTGTGCATAAATTGCAGGAGTGATGATCAATTGTTGATCAGGTAATTCGAAGAAAAGTGATGTGGCGCGTGTGGGAGATTTAGCCTCCAACGCAAGGCGAAGATATTTCATTTCAACGCGAAGCTCAGCAAGCTCGCGGGTAAGTTGGGCAATCTGCGGCTGCGACGCATCGAGGAGATTGATTTTAGTTTCGAGGCGCTGAACTTCGGAAGTAAATTTTTGTTCCGAAAGTTTCTGTTCTCCTCGAAGCTCCTGATAGGCGATACCGAGACCGACGCAGAAAACTGCGATCGTTGCTACATGCCCGATGTTTATTTTCCAGAAATCGTTACTCATTGAAAATAAGACGCTGCGTGGTTACTTGGTGCTCACCTCTGCGGTTCCAGCTTCCGCATCCGAAGTCATCACTTTCGGAATTGCACGTTTGTAACCACGCAGCTCAATGTTTGTAGAAAGAAACGGGCCGTAGTTTTGTTGAATCGAAACGGCCTCGATCTCTAACTTATCATCAGTCTTTTTTGCGTTTGTTGCGACGATAGACGCCGAAGTCACATTCCCAGACCGGTGATATGAAAAGGACTCGAACTCCACGGACGGCACTTGCTGTAATTGTTTAGTTACAGACTGGCAGCCGCAGAGTCCGAGTGAGAAAAGTAAAAGTGTGAATTTAAACAGTTTCATTGTCAAGCTCATCCTGACGCTTGTTCCAGTATTTCCATCCAAAACTCCGGACCATGTAGTAAAACAACTTACGGCGGAGATAAGGAATCCCAAGTTCTTCCATGGCTTCGAGAAACAGCGCGTCAACTTTCTCTCGACTCCACGGCTCGTCACCTAAACGCTGCATGTAATACATGTAATCATGAATTACCGCGGCTTCTTTATACGCCCCAGTAGGCGGATAGAACGCCCACAAGGGCCGTGGGATTGAAGCAAAATCCGTATCAAAACCTTCCGGCACAGTAATCACTTGCCGATCTTTGGTTTCGTAAGTAAACGGATCGAGCAAGATCCAGACGTTGGGTTTATCACCCGGAGTTACGTGAAGCTTGGTCCAAAACATTATGAAAGCCCTCGCGCTTTAAGTTCAGATTCAACCTGATCCAACTCTTCCTGAAGTTTGCTAGCATCGTCCTCAAGCTGTCCATGCTTGATTTCAGACTTTGTTTCAATCTTCTGCGTCGGCTTACCGAGGAAGCGATCAAGTATAGAATTTGCCGCACTCGCCCGGACGCTTTCAGTTTTAGCATTATCGCGTAATTCCACCAGCGTATGCACAGAATCAAGGCACTCAGCCTTCAAAGTCTGCTGCACAACATCCATACCAGCCGCTTCCATGATCGCAATTACTCGCGCTTGAAACCACGGCTGGCGGCAGATTTGCGTAAGCCAAGCGTAAGAATACTCACCAGTTCCAGAAACCGGCTGGCACTTCTCGTTCGTCTGCCCGCCGAACTGCTTAAAAATCTCCATCACGCTCATGCCCTGCGCACGCAAATACGCAATAAACCGATGCTCCGGTTTCTCACTAATAATCTCCAAGTTCGGCGCCTTGGCATTATGTAAATCCTGCCCTAACTCCTGCAAAACTCTCTTTGGCCTTTGATTCTCCTCACTCTCCTCAAACGCCTGCCCGTTCGGACGCGCTTCTTCCCCATCCGGTAAGCGACCTTTGCGGCCTTTAATATACTTACTCGCCAAACTCTCTCCCTCACGAAGTGCTTCTTCAAGTGCGCTCATGACTTCAAAACAGCAACCTCCGGCTTTACCGGAATTGGGCATAACGCCATTTTACTCCGCGCAGCCTCGCCAAGTTTTACTTCCTTAGTGATCTTCAAGATCGGACGCGCTACGTTTTTCATAATGCCTCCCAGCGTTATACGTCCCCATCCGACTTGCAATGCCTAATCGCGCAATCGCTCAATCCGCTAATCCCAGTTTCATTCATTACATGGTCAATTATTGATCCTGTCCTCTCAGGTGCTTTTGAATCTATTACGCGAAGAGGTCTTAAAATTGAAAAATTTCTGTAAGCTAGGCTAATAAACCCACAAAGCACGGCCGAGGGAAGGGAACCCCTTTTACGGCAATGACAAACGGCAAGCGATGGACGGCGAGAGTGAACGCAGGACGTATGAGATTGCGTCTCATTTGCAGTAATTCAAGGAACATTGCAAGACGGCTATTAGATTAAGCCGAAAGGCGGTTCTTAAACAATAACAACAAACGAAAGACACAAAATGAATGCTGAGACCATTACTAAATATTACACCCAAGCCGTTGAGACCTTTGGTTTTACTGAAGTTAACGGCGAGGCGTTTTGGGCAACGGTTGCCTTGATTCTAGCTGAGGAGGGTTTGATTGACAAAGAAAACTTTGCCGATGCAATCACCACGCTTTCCGCATTGCCCGCTTATGCGAGTAACATGGAAAAGGCGATGATCAAGTGCAAGGCGTTGAACGAAAAGGCGAAGGCGTCTAGCTTGGCGGAAAAGTATGCCGCACTTGCTAAGAGCAAAGGGTAACTGACGAGCGCAATAAGCGCGAAACCTAGGGCGGACTGCAAACGCCCGATGGTCTTACCTATGACAACTTTAGACAAATCCACCGACGAAACGCATTGGACACAGTCCGATTTGAACGAATGGTCAACAATTTACTATCCTGCGGATTACATTACCGTAAACGCGACATTTTGCAACTATCTACCTTTTGCGGTAATTTACGACCTGCGCGAACTGATTTAATTAGCTCCTAATTTAGTGATGGTCAATTATTGATCATCACTAGCTTTAGGGTCTGATTAAACTTAAACACAATATGCAAGACGCAATCTATTATTACAACTTCGTAAACTGTGCCGCCAAACCCGGAACTACTGCTTATCGAACAATCTATAGTTCACCAGAAACCTGCATACTTTGGATGCAAGATATGCACCAAACTTGGTGGCAAGGTATGCGCCAGTAATTGCAAATAAAGCGATTAAGGGCTTAACCGATTAATGATCGACTGGATTAGATTAGTTAGTAAGTTAGTCAATTGTTCATTTTCGCTAGCTTATGCCTCTACAGTTTTCAAAACGATTAAATTACGGTGAATTGCTGATTAGTGGTCAACAATCTTCTATGTGAGCCGTATGGCTTTTGGCTATACAGTATATTTATTTTTTTTTTTTTTACATACTATATAGGAAGGCTCCCATACTTTGGCACAAATGCGTAATATGGCAATCACACGTTCAAACAGTATTTTGGACAGTTCAAGCTGATCGACGGAAAGAGATTGATCAATCAATCAACCAATTGATTTAATCGGGATATTTATAGCGTTGGTTAAAGCACCTGACTATGGTAGTTGGTTGCTTTATCGAATACTATGGAAAAACTAACATTACCGCAATGGGAGACTGTTAAGGATTTAGTGTATAAGTTCCGAAAGGGACTTATTACTGGTCGCGAGATTGTAGACAAGATTGAGGAGCGCGCAGTTCGTGATAACGATTCTGAGGCGTTTCGTGCAATGCTTGCGGCTTGCTTTGACAGTATAACTATACTACCATAAACTCGGCGAGCGAAGCGAGCTAGACGTTCGTATCCTCCATAAGCACTAAACTAATCATGAAAACGTATAAAGTAATTCATCCGGCTGGAAACTTCATTGTTGTTACGGATGTAACGTATCAAGATGCTGTAAGACAGTTTGGAAGTTTGGCAAAGTTGGAGACTATAAATTACGATCAAGCAATGGTTCTTGTGAATAAAGAACGTTGGCTTTTGGTTATTGCATGATTTACTTGCTGCAACTTACATATCAAGTATTGCAGAGAGGCTATAAGAATAAGGGCGGAGCTTAGATAAAAGTCTAGCGGCTCGGCCCTTTCTACCATTTTACTAAATGCTCACCTATAACGATCTACTCCAGCTTCAAATCGCTTACAATCATAAGCTGATCAGTCTATTGCAAACGCTTATGGTTTACAATAAGCATCAAGATGCCGGTTCAGTTACCATCCTCACTCTCAACGCCAAAATTGCTTCGGTTGAAAATTCGTTGCATCACTTGCGCCTTGACATTAACCGTGTGGAATCAGATCGCATTCGTAAGGGTCAATAATTGACCATCACTTTTATGAAACTAATCATCCGAGTTCTTTGTGTTCTATCTTTGCTGATTACGCTATCAGCAATGCTCTACGCGCAATGGCATAAGCAAGTCGACGTCGCAGGGATGATGGCTATTCTTTTCGTCCTTGCGGTTTTGCTTACATTACTTGCCGAGAGGAATCATTAACCCGGGAGCGTAGCGACCTTAGCGTTCGCATCCACATTTATATCAGCATGAACGTCCATTGTCATTCCTGCGGCGCGACTATTCCACAAGAGCGTTTAGAAGCGATTCCGAATTGCACTGTTTGCGTTCGTTGTGCTTCTAAGACGGTTACAAAATACCGTGGCGCGATGGTTTATGATCATAAAACTGCAGGATCACTTGCGGTTTTTAGTGATGCTGATTCTTTTAATAACTTCAAGTCCGCAACTGATCGTAAAGGTCAATCGTCTATTCTGCGTAAGCAAATGGATGGTGGTGGACGTTTAATGTAACCCGCGAGTTCGCGAGCTAAACCATAGTATCAAATGATCACACTTTACTGTTATCACACGCATGTAGTTCTGACGAGTATCCCGAATCAGTTTGGGATTGGTGTTCGGCAAGAGCGGTTTGACTTCAAACCTTTTGATAGTGAACTCGAAAAGCAACGTAAGGTAGAAACGGCTGTAGCTAAATGCAAGGTCGTAGGAATTTCAATTAACGTAATTAGAGGAACATGAACGCACATAATATAATCCAATGGCTTTTAACTGAAGCCACGCTTGAAAACTTAACGGATATAGAGTCCGTCATCGGGGCTCGGAAGAAAGAACTCACTACAGTTAAACCCCGCGGAGTTCTTATGTTCTCCGACGTTCGCGTTGCGGAGATTGATCCTGACTCGAACTTGCCAATTCTTGATTCAAGTAATATCTCCCAAGGCTATCAGTATATGCTCTCGGGTGGACAGCGTGAGTATATCGAGCAGCAAGCTGGTTTGCAGTGCACGGCTTCGGTTACGATCTTGCAAGTCTGGGAGAATCCTGAGACTAAGTTCGTTCAAGAGTTTGAATTGGCTGCAAACGTCGCTCATACTCGCACGAAAGGTTTCGTTCAACGTTGGATTTGCCGTGACGCTACTGCCTTCTTTGCTATGGCTAAGAAGTTGGATGATGAGATTCACGTGGAGAAAGTTAAGAAAATTTCCGAACGCAAGGCAGGAAACACTACTCGCAATCTTGTATCTGCTGCGCTTACTAAAGCATCCGCTCAGTCTTTAGCTGCTAAGTATCTCAAAAAGTCCTGATCAATAATTGATCATTACTTCCATGCAATTCGAAAACTTCATCAAAGGCGAGACTAATCCGTCTTACTGCTCAGCATACGAGCTACTATACCACATCCACGGTAAAGATGGAGTTGGCTCGGCGATTACTAATTTCTTGCTCGAACTTCAACTAAAGCAAATCACTTTACGTGATCTTCGTGCACCACAAACGCCCACAGGAAAACAATTCCTGCGTAAACACTTTCCCGGAGTTATAGTTCTCGATGTTCGTGATCAATAACTTAAGGATACCAAACCATAACTCGTTCCTCGGAATGAAAGAAACAGAAAAATACGCCATCGGTTATCATACCACCGATGCAAAGACAGTCGGTGATGTTACGACGCAAGAAATCGTAACTCACCTTTACGGCATGGATGGTCACATCCTGCAGTTTGATAACAAAACCAAAGCCCAAGGCGCTTTGGACTTCATGCGCACACAGTGGCCGCATTTGGTTGAAGAACTGAAGGAAGCCAAGATCATACCACTAACTTTGTTTCGTCCATAAAGTTAGATCAACATAAACCGTCCTATATACTAAAATGTCGCGCCGCAAGAAAACTACCTCATTCGAAAAGTTCTCCATCGCATGGGCTAAGGCTTTTGAACTAAAAGCCCAAGGGCAGTTAAGCTCCCAGCGTTGGACTTTCTTTGAAGCTCCTCGGGATGAAAACTGGCAGCACTATGCTGCTAAAGTTCAAGCCCGTAAGGATGGACTCTGGATTGTCCTTGGCCGGACTACTTCTGCCAAAGAACCAAAAGTCGAAACCAATAAACTCGTTTCGATCAACTTTACCAAGCTCAGTAAAAATAAAGCCCAACTGAACAATATACATCACAAAGCTGCTGCGTAATTCCGAATGCAGAGATTAAGGGATTGAGCGATTAGCTCTTGCCCTTTATCGCGCACTCGTTCAATCTTTTCCTCGCTTTAACCGAGTAAAGCAATGGAAAAACTTCTCCTCAACTCTTATTGGCCGACTGGCAAAGGTAGTATCTCACGGGTGGCTCGGAATCCATCTGTGAACGCATCTCCTAGCTAGTCGGCCTTTTCTGTTTTCCTGCCACGAATAGATGGCCGGTGTCAACAGTGACTGAGCAACGCTACTTGACTGGTGCTCGTTCTTTAATACTTTCGCACTGGGTATTAGCACACACGAAGTAGGGTTCGGCTATGCACCTTGCCGTGTAATCCGGCGCAGTGCGATCTATTTGCCAATCAATTAAAACCATCAGGCTCAGAGTTTAATTCCACTGTAACGATACGAGCGAACACAGTTTAGAAAATGGCAACCGACTGATAAGTCCTTTCTAACTCCGCGGTCGAAACTGCAACAGAACTCTTTAGCGTTTTATTGATTGGTCACTTTGCTACGGGTGTAGCAAACGTCGTATGATTACTTCTTTTGGTGGATACAGGAGTTTTAATCATACGGCGCAACCTTTCTCCTAGTTGGTTCTGGGAGACATAGCAACTGGTTCGTTAGTCCCGCGGTAAAAGGATAGTGACTACTAAAGGGATAAGCTGTCACCTTTCCAGTTAAATTACTTTCCCTCATTACGAGGAAACGGTCCTGATTCTCGGCCGATAGAACGGGAATCAAAACAACAAAACACAAAACAACATGTCTGCTGTTAACTACGTCGCTGCTGAAACGCGTTCCTTCAATGTCGATGGCCTTACTTACAAGGTCCCCGCCTCGATCGAAGACTTCGACAATCTCGCCAAGGCTCCCGGCACTGCGCTTGAATGCGCCATTGCTTACGTCACCGAGAAGGATACGCTCGTCAAGCTGCGCAAAGCGGTTATTGACCGCTTGGCTGAGGCTACCGGTATCAAGCGCAAGATGAAGGACTCGGGCAAGAAGCGCAAGGTTAAGACCATCGTTGACGGTAACGAGGTCGAGTCTGAAGAGGCCGTGATGATCCCTGACGAGACTGAAGTGCAATACTTCAAGCGCGTCTGTGCTCAGCAGGGCGTCGAACCCGAAGCGTTCAAGGGTCTGATTCAGGAGGAACTGGATAAGATCCCGTTCGATCCGTCTGCTTCCGAGCGCGGAACGAAGGAGAAGAAGATTCCGCAGGTCTATCTTGATACTGCGCAGGAAATTCTCGATCAGGGTGCGGCTGAACCCGTTGCTGCTTCTCTTACTGAGGAGCTTGGCTATACGGTCGAGGCTACCCTCGAGTCCATCGCCAAGGCGATTCAGGCGAACGAGGCTCGTCTCCGTAAGGAGCGCGCTGCCCAGTATATCTCCAAGGCTGCGAACAAGTCGTAAGCCATGGCTGATACTCCTGCAAAGTCTCCTCCGCTTGCAGAACTCGTCAAGCCGGTTATTGAAGTCCTTAAGAAAGTCACGGGTGAGAATCCCGAGCCTCTTACGGTCACCGATCAAGCCGTCGCTGCTGAGTTTCTGAAAGTATACGCGGTGCTTACTGGCCCCGCACCTGTGCCGAAGGCATAAGTTCAGGTAAAACATAGCAAATAAGAACCGCTCCTAGCCCTAGTTGACATTGCGTTGACTAGGGCTTTGGCGCGTGAAGAGGGCAGCGTCCCGATTCATTACTATGTCAAAAATAAAACACGAACTGCTGGCAGAATACTACGAAGGTGAGTATGATCTGTCCTACTGGAAAGTCACCTTCACTTATACGCCTGTAATAAAAGGCGCACCGGGAACGCCAGACGATCCTGAATCAGTAGACATCATTGAGGCTGTCGTTGACGAAGTCCGCAGTCCAATTCTTAAACGCGTGCTTGATAAACTCAAGCTGCTTTCGGTTAAGGAATACAATGATCTTACCGCGCCGATCATTGAAACAATTTACGAAAACTACAAAACAGACATGGCGTCGCAAGGGCTTGCGCATTTACTCGAAGAACAAAACCGCTTCAAAGAACGTGATCAATAATTGATCCTTACTAATGCACCCATACTTCAGTGAAAAAGCATTTCGTAGGTATGAAGATACGATTGAACTTGTAGTAAAAAACTTTCCCAATGCGGTAACAATCAATCCAGAACCGCTTGCAGCGATCACGTTCTCGTGTAGATTTCGTGACGCAATGCGAGGGTTTTTGCAGAATAAGTATCACAGTCGGATTGACTATGATAAGTTCTCTGCGATACATCCTGAGATTGTTACTGCATTGAGAGATAAGTTTGTAGTAATTGGGAAGAAATCCTCGATAGACTCAGATGTAAAACCCGTAAGCGTTGGAACCGTCCTTCGCGCTGAAGTTTTACTAGCTTCTGAGACGATCGAGAGTCCTGATGAAGAAGTAATCAAGGCACTATGCCTTTTGGCCAGTAAACAAGTCCTGCAATCTATTACCCTCTCCGGCGTTACGCTTGCGCAAGTTCAAGCAATCGCTGCGTTTTATGACGTAGAAGTCATGGAACATAATCAGAAAGTTATTATCCTGTGAGCGATCCGATTACTATGATGGGCCGACTGCCCAAGAGTCCGTATCAAGGAAAAGACGAGCGAGAACTGAGTCGCGCCAGTTCCGATATTTCCTTTGAGGACAAACGATTGATTTATACTTTCTGCGCTGCCTCCGGTATTCATAACCGGATGATTCAAATTCTTTATCACGCGATGGCAGAAGACTGCGCGCGGTATCTTAAAACAAATCCACATGCTACGTTAAATGAACGCGAACAATACCTCTTCGAATGCCTTAGTCGACGCTCCGCTGCTGAACTTACTTCAAGCGAGCCCAAGTCAAATGAGTCCGGAGGACCTGCGAAACGCAATCGGTCAACTCCGCGAGGTGGCAACGTCAAAGCAAAAGCTGGCGACAAAGTTGGAGGAAGAGGCGGGAGTCAAGAAGAAGGAAAAGAAGGAAGTGACGCAACCCAAGGTTGATAAGTCTGACCTGCTTAGTAAGTATCTAAAGAAACCATCCAATGAAACATCCCAGTGAGTTATTTGTTACAGTCCTTGATCACGGATTCGTCCGTTATATTGATCACATGGGGACTGATACGCGGATTGTTGAAGCCGCAAGAGTGAGCTATCGTTCTCCGAGTAAAGGTGAAGTGCAAGACAAAAAGCTACTTCATTACTTGCTTCAAAATAAACACACCAGTCCTTTTGAACAGTGTCAAATTACGTTTAACATCAAGATGCCGATCTTCGTAATGCGGCAGTTTATACGGCATCGGATGCAAAGTGTGAATGAGGTGAGTGCGAGGTATACCGAGCTACCTTGTGAGTTTTACATTCCAAAAGCTTGGCGTCCGCAAGACCCGAAGAACAAACAAGGGAGTGTTGAAACAGCAGACTGGAATCCGATCGTGTCAGAAAATGAGGCGTTTAAGTATAACGCTGGTGAAGTTCTTTCCTTTCACTGTCGCCATGCTTACGATCAATATCAACAGATGTTGAAAGCAGGCATCGCCCGTGAGATGGCGAGGATGATTCTTCCGGTAAATATTTATACCGAAATCTACACCACTTGGGACTTAAACAATCTCCTCAAGTTCTTTGCCCTTCGTGACGACCCTCACGCTCAGTGGGAACACCAGCAGTTCGCACTGGCAATGAAAGCAATCACTGCTCGTTTGTTTCCGTGGACTATGGAGGCTTATGAGTTGTATCTGAAACCAAAAGCATCTTGAAAACTCTCCTCACCCTCATCGACGGATGTCTATTCATCGACAATTCGTCACTCCAGCAATTCATGACCTGCCCTCGTGCGGCGTCATATAATCTCGTAGCAAAACGGCAGCTTAACAAAACCCGTCCGGCGTTAATCTTCGGCGGGGCGTTGCATAAAGCTCTCGAAGTTCGCTACCGCAAAGGCGGCGCGATCGTAACTTCCCAAACACAGGAAGAACAGATCGTTGCCCTTGCAAAAGCGTTTCGTGGGGTTGACATACCTCCCGACGATCATCGCCAACTTGACTATGCCGTTGAAACAATCGGCAAGTATAACAACACCTACAAAGTTGACAACTTCAAGCCAATCGACATTCCGAACTTTGGTCTGGGTATCGAAGTTCCGTTTGCTTTGCCTTTGTTCACAGTTGAACTGGCAGAGCCAGCGCGATTCCTTAACGTCACAAAGGACGGAATCGTTGAAGTTGAACTCTCATCCATCCCAGTGGTTTACACGGGAAGGATTGATATGTTCGCCACTCGTGGGTCCGAGACCATTATTGTGGACCACAAGAGTAGTTCGATCGGAGGAGCTGAGTTCTTTGACGAGTTCTATATATCTGCACAGTTCAAAGGATACCGTTGGGCTGCCCAGCAGTTATCGGGACGTCGCGTGGACGGCGTAGTGATTAACGCACTCATCGTCCGCAAGCCCACTAAAGCTGGCTGGTCTGGCGAGTTCTTGCGCAACACGATCTACTACGACGACTCTCACATCGAAGAGTGGAAGGAATCCACAATGCACGTCATCAGTGACTTCCTTCATAATTACTCGCGCCAATACTATCCAATGCACACTATGTGGTGCAAAGGTAAGTATGGACGCTGCGAATACTTCGACATCTGCCAACTTCCTCCTTCCTCACGTGAAGTTCTGATCGACTCGGGCCTTTACAAAGACATCACTTGGAGTCCTCTCCATGAGGAAGAAGATACAAAACCGCAACTGCCTCACATCCCGCAAGTATATCTACCATGAGTGACTTAACCTCAGCAATATCCAGCCTTACGCCGCTCGGCATTCTTCAAAACTGTGAGAAGAACTGCCGAGATATGGCGAATGTTTTAACCGCGTTTGAACTTCATTCAGGAATCAAGATCGCGTTTGCAGATCCGTTAAACAAAACCTTTTACTTTGACACGCATTCCGGTTTCGATGAAAAGACTTTGGCCGGTAAGATTCGCGCAACCCTCGATGCGTTGTCTATGCATCCAACAAACTGGATGGCTGTTCCTACGGGCAGTATGTTTCAGTGGGACATTCACGCTAGTGGCTATCAATTCTCCATCCGTTGGGTAGCAGGAACTCCTATCGCACTTGATCTATGAAATCTTCTAACGCATATAACCGCAAAGGCGCGTTTGGTTTGTTGCTTATCGGTCCTCCGAAGGCTGCAAAAACCTCACTCGCTTTGACCTTTCCTAAACCATACGTTCTCGACTGTGACAATAACTTGGCCGGCGCAATTCGCCGTATGCCAAAGGATTTCACTTTCAATTACGACTCTCCCAATGAAGTCAAGGAAGAAGAGAAGCGTTGGAAAGCGTGTTGTGATTACCTTAAAGACGCTTGCGCATCCCCAGACGTTGAGACCATCATCATCGACAGTCTGTCAACCATCAGCACGTATCTTATCACGGCCATTCTTCACGACGCGGGTAACGACGCCTTGAAGTTACGGATTGCGGGTGAACCAGTGATGCAGCAGCAATATTGGACGCCATTCCGCAATCGCCTTGCGCAGTTGATTATGGCTTGTCGTAATAGCGGCAAGTTCTTCATTGTCACTTGCCACGAACAACTCGTTACTAACGAAGATGGTGCTGTCATTGCGTATCGCCCTCTAATTCCGGGCCAGCTACGCGATAATCTCGCCGGCTTCTTTAGTGACTGTTGGCGTTGCGAAGCTCAGGACAAAGGCGGTAAAGCCGTCTACTCTGTCCGCTTCGCCCCACGCAATCTCATGCAGATCGGAAACAGTCTTAATATCCCACAAGCGGATATGGACTTGACAAACAAAACTCCTGCACAGATTTGGGCTGAACTCGGTAAATTCTTCTAACATTTCGCCCGGTTGGTGGAATGGCAGACACATAGGACTTAAAATCCTCTGCCTGAAAAGGCGTGAGGGTTCGACTCCCTCACCGGGCACCACTTTCCTTCCGCAGTTGCGGATTGAAAACACAAACAAAACAAAAACAACAAAACGAAACGCAAACATGAGCAGCATATTCGACGATCTCGGTAACACGGACCTCAGCAGCGTGGATACTTCCTATCCCGTTCTCGTTCCTGACACCTACGAGTTCACCATCACTGGTATCAAAAAGGTCGAGTTCAAAGCCTCGACCAAGATGCCGAACGGCGGTGAAGGTCTGCAGATCAGTGCTACCCTGAATGGTCCCGGTAAGGACACCAAGGGTCGCGACGTTAACCCCGGCTATCAAGTCACGCACATGATCTCGCTCACTCCGACCGAGAAAATGACTGCTGACGCGATCAAGGCGAACGTCGCTCGCTTCCTCGATGCGGTCCTTGGCCGCCGTGAGTGGGACCCGACGTTCCAAATCTACCTCCGCCAGTCGTTCTTTGCCAAGACCGGCGTGCAGGAGGAGACCACGAACCCGGACACCGGCGAGGTTTACCCCGCCAAGACTGTGATCAAGCAGTTCGTTCCGAAGTCCTAACCGTCAGATAATCCGACCCATACGGGCTCTGCCTAACACGCATCCCGTATGGGTCAATTATTGATCCTCACTATGGAACACCATGAAGCAAGGCGTAAGCTCTCTTTCGTCCAGCATCACGCATACTATAAGGCCTTTCTCCACGCACTGGATGAAGCTGACGTGGAAGTCAGTAATTGGGAAGCCGAGTTCATCGGTAGTAACCTTGAACATGTCGGATGCTTCACGCCGAAGCAGGAAGAAGTAATCAATCGGTTGATGGATAAATACAAATTCGTCAAACCTAAACCAGAACTTTATTCCGATGACAAGAAAGCCCACAGGTTTATCTACCCTGTTTCAGACGATAACAGGAAGTGACTGGGCTAAGGCATTAAGACGGCAACGAGGTATCCCCGAGCCGGTATCTGAAACGTATAATCCAAATCAACTGACTTTTAATTTCTATGAGCTATGTTCCGAAAAACAAATACTCCACAGAACAAGCCCGACTTGTGCAAGCGTTACCCAAACAACTTCGTGCGACGCTCAATCAAGGTCCGGCGCTTAAAGTTGGTGGTAGTTTTGTTCGTCCTGACGGTGCTACTGTTATTCGTCAAGAACATCCTTGCGTCGCCAAGTTCCGAGAGAAAGAACATCGGCGCCGTGCAGTCCTCGAAAAGCGACGCCTCGGTCAAAGCAACGTGGTATGAGTCCGGGCATACTACATCTAATGGTGAACGGTTCAATCCGTCCAAACTCACCTGCGCTACATGGGATTACCCATTCAATACCGTTTTACGTGTCACTCATAAAAACAAATCCATCCTCGTCCGAGTCAACGACCGCGGCCCGAGAAAAGACATCTACGCAAAAGGCGTGAAGATCGACTTATCTCGCGCCGCTTTTTCACGTCTTGCTCCGTTAAAAGAAGGTAAAATACTTGTAACAATTTCCGTCCACGAACATGCAACAAATTAAAATCTCTGAAGTTATCCTAGACGATCGCATCCGCCGTGACTATGGCGCGGTTGATGAACTGGCTGATTCGATCTGCCAATACGGTTTCATCCACCCGCCCGCGATAGACCAAAACAAAACTCTAGTCGCAGGTGGCAGGCGCTTTACTGCCATCGGTGAAATCATGAAGCGTGAGCCGAAGGAAGATTGGCACGAGACTATCAAACAGATGCGCGCTACTGGCGTGCTTGAACTTGGCATCACGTTTTCCTTCAAACCCACCATCAGCGTCGATCATCTCGGCGAACTAGAGCTTGAAGAAAACGTCCAACGCAAGCAAATGTCGTGGCAGGAATACTGCATCGGTGTTGCCAAAGTCCACAAGCTCAAGCAAAACAAAGCCGCACTAAACTCCGAATCGTGGGGCAATCGGCAGACTGCTAACCTCTTCAAGATTTCAAACGGCAAAGTCGCCTATGTCCTCGAAGTCGCAAAGCACCTCACCAACAACGACTCCCCGCTCTGGCATTGCGACTCTATCACAGATGCCATCCAGCGTCTTGCTGCACTTAAACTTGAAGAGTATAATCGAGCGATCGCCTCTCAGTCCGTTGCTAATCTCCCCAAACAAAACGACCTTGCCGCAAAGTATACCGACAAGTCCCGCCCGAATGACGACTTCTTCACCGTCACGCCACGCACTGTAGATCTTGCATCTGAATTCAGTTCGTTCGCTGCCCCGAACGGGAAGGCTGCCGCGCCAGCTCCCAGTGGTGATGGCTTAGAAGCCGCGGGGGGTGCGGGGGGCTTGCCCCCTGCCGAGGACCGAGGGGCTCCGGCGCAGCCCGCGAAGACGGTCATTGACCTCAAGGCGCAGCTTACTAATCTACCTCTTGAACAATTCAACTTCATCAAAGCAAATCACAATGCGCGTCTTGTTGTTGCGTTAACAGACTTTGATCATGAAATCCCGTTCTATCAACCGTCTGATCGTGGCTTTACGCTTTGTTGCTCGCCTCGCGTTGATTGTTTGAAAGCAGAAATCCAACATCACCCTCTTATTTATGTCGACACCGGAAAAGCACCCGATGGAACTGGACAATCAAACATCGAGTTCCGTAAAAATTTCCAAGAGTTTTACTTCGCTTACGCAGAAGATGCAAAACTTGCCAACTTCCAAAACTCCTCCGTCCATTTTGGAACTTCCGAAGCAGACAGACTCTTATTCGGCAACGACTTCTCTGTCTACCCGGATAGTTTCTGGACGTGGATTCTCAATGCGTTCTGCAAACGGGGTGACACGGTAATCTGTGCACGCGTGGGCTCTGGCTCACTCATTCGTTCTTGCATCAAACTCGGTATCAAATTCATCTGCAACGAACCTGACTTCAAGCTCTATCAAAAAGCGTATCAGGTAGCCAGCAATACCTATATGCAAATCCTTCCAAACGTCGAAATCGAACCTCTTCACTAATGCCTCCTCAAGCAATTATCCGTCATGGCAACTGCCTTGAACTCATCAAGACCATCCCTAGCGGTGCTGTCGATCTTGTATGGACGTCCCCTGAGTATTGGAACATCATTGATTATGGAACGCCCGGAGATATTGGGCACTCCCAGTCCTATGACGATTACCTCCGAAGCCTCACCGAATTATTTGGCGAGTGCATACGGGTTCTCCGACGAAACTCAGGTAACCTTGTTATTAACATCATGGACGTCGTGCAAGATGGGACTACACTCCGTATATCTGATGACTTTATACGGATCATCGAACAAGTCTACGGTTGGCGACTTGTTCAGAGAATCGTATGGTTTGTCCCCAACAAAACTCCGGCCGGAGGGGACCGTCGTTTCGCTAACAAATACGAGTGGGTCCTCCACTTTGGACATCCTTCGCTGGAATACTTCTTCGACAAAGATGCAGTTCGCGGCAAGCCACCGGAAGGGAACGTCAAGAAGGCCAGCCTTTTGGGACCTGACCCCGGAAATGTTTGGGGTATCGCTGCCCAAAAAGGTGGCGCCTTTGAAAATCTACATCCCGCCGCATTTCCGCAGGAACTTACTTATCGCATTATCAAAGCTTACAGTCCCGTCGGAGGAATTGTCCTTGATCCGTTTGGTGGCTGCGGAACTACTCCCGTATGCGCGTGTCAGCTCGGAAGAAAAGCTATTGCGTTCGAGCTGAATGAAAAACATTATAACACAATCATGATGCGCCTTGCGTGTCTTGATCAAGAAGTAATCAAACCGGAACTCTATGAGTGAAAACATTACTAGCAAACCTAAAGCCGTTCCAAACGCAAGCCCTTCTGGTTTGCCTGTCAACTTCCGCTTGGCGATTGTCGGAGAAGCTCCCGGACGAGAAGAAGAAATCGAAGGAAAACCTTTCGTCGGTAGTTCTGGTAGACTGTTGCGAGCCTTCTTGGGTCAACTCGGCGTGGATGCGTCACAGTGCTTCATTGGAAATGTCTGTCAAATACGTCCCCCGGACAATGACATTTCACGATTCGATTGGAACTCAGATGAAATTCAGTGCGGGCTCCAATCGCTGCGGCATGACCTTGCTGAGTTCAACCCGCATTGCGTCCTCCTCCTTGGCGCTACCGCTTGCCGAGCTTTTGGGGACTCGCGTTCCATCACCAGTATCCGAGGCACGATCTTCAAGTCGCCTACTTTCGGATATAAATGCGTCGCTGCGTATCACCCGGCCGCTGTATTACGTTACTTCGGATGGGCACCGATATTCAAGTTCGACTTACATCGAGCTTATCAACAGTCATTTTTCGCTGACTACCGTCCTCCGCAACGCAGCATCATCATCGGACCGTCAATCGACGTAGCGTTATCTTACCTTGATAATCTTATAACTCGACGTGATCCAATCGCAATCGACATCGAAGGTTATCCTGACGAGATTGGCATGAAGTGTATTTCTTTATGTCGCGCACCGGATGACGGAATTGTCATTCCTTTCCGTCGCAAAAACGGTTCGTCTTACTGGACACTTGAAGAAGAGTGTGAAGTCTGGAAACGTCTTGCCGCTGTCTTGGAATCACCTGATGTTCCAAAGATACTACAAAACGCTCTATACGACACCTTCGTTCTAGCGTGGCGCCATAACATCCTCGTCAGAAACGTTCAAGAGGATACGATGATGAAGCACTGGGAACTCTACTGTGAGTTCGATAAAAACCTAGGCTTCATCAGTTCTTTATACACCGAGGAACCATACTACAAAGACGAAATCGGTAGCCAAGACGAGCACGAGTTCTGGCTTTACTGCGGTAAGGACGGATGCGTTACGCACGAGTCAGATGGCGTGATGGAAAAGCAGCTTGTGAAACACAAGCCTAGCTTTGATCACTACCGTTTCAACGTGCAAATCCAGCGGCCATACTTATATATGGAACTCCGCGGGTGTAAGCTCAACAAAAAATGGTGGGAAGAACAGCGTGACCGCACTTGGAACAAAATCGTCTTTCAGCAAGAAGTAGTAAACATGATGAGCGGACGTGAATTCAACGTCAAGTCCACTCCTCAAAAAATTGCTTGGTTGTATGAAGATCTAAAACTACCTCCCCAGATGGACCGTGACCCGGCTACTGGGCAGATGAAAATCTCTACAGACTTCGAGGCTATCTGCCGTCTCTACATGATGACGAAGATTCCCGCGTTGATCGAAGTGGTTAAGCTAATCAAACTCCGCACACGTTTCTCTGACCTGCACAAAATCCAGCCATACGTCGATGGACGTGTGCGCTGTTCTTACAACGCAGTAGGCACCGACACTGGCCGCCTTAGTTCATCCACAACTCCCATTCAAGGACCGATGCTCAAGCCTGAGCTTAAGTTCGTGAAAGGAAAACTTACTCTAACATACAAAACAATCGTAGACGATGTCGGAACAAATCTCCAAAACCAAACCAAAGCTTTGCGTGAAGGCTTCGAGCCTGACAACGAAGACTTTGACTTCTTCCAATATGACCTTAGCGGTGCTGACGCGTGGACTGTTGCTGCTGACCTTGCTAGTGTGGGTTACGACCTTATGCTCCAGCATCTACTCCATGGAATTAAGCCGTCAAAAGTTATTGTTCTTGTGCTTGACGGCGTGCGGTTTGATCCTAGGAAGTATGCTGAACTCAAAACTCTTACCGATAAAGTCTCCGGAAAAGACTGGCGATACACTTGCGCCAAGCGCGTGCAACACGGTTCGAACTACGGAATGAAGGAGGAGCTAACTGCTCAAGTCCTTCTCAAAGATTCCGTCGCAGGTTGGGTTGAAGACTTCCTGCAAGACAAAGAACAAAAAGACGAGAACTTCCTTTTCCTGTCTCCAAAGGAAGTTAAACGCTATCAAGACATTTACATGCGCTTGTATAACGTCGAAGCAAGGCGAGACTTAATCACTAAACAACTCAAAGACCATGGATACATTGACAGTGCTTCAGGTCATAGACGACGTTTTCTTGGCATTCGCGATCGCAGTAAGCCTGCTGTGCCTGACATTAATGTCGCACTTTCTCAAGCACCACAGGGAAATACCACCTACGCGACGAATCTGGCCTTGCATCGTATGTTTTACGATCTTGACAACCGCACTCCTCGTGGTTTTATGCGGGCCGAACCGTTAATCATGATTCACGACGCGCTTGCTGGGCAAGCCCATAAGTCCCAGCGCAGTTGGTGCGAAGCCAAGTTCGAAGAATGGTTCAATAACCCAATGATAATTGCCGGTGAAAAAATACTTATCCCAGCCGAAGGTGGTTGGGGTCCTAACTGGAAAGCTGCATAATGAACGGACTACACATAGACCCACAAAAACGAGATCCTCTGCAACCGCGATACGTAATCATGAACAACGAGAAAACCTCGGTGCTCATGGTTCCTTACGGAAACGGAGGAGCACCAACTCCGTGGTGGACTTACGACAAATCCTCCGCGGAACTTCATCTTAAAATCTTAAACAAAGACTTCGGTGTTGGAGGTTTTGTAATAGAATACCGCCAAGCCATTGTAATCCTAAGCAATCATCACGCAGCACTTGCAGAACAACTCAAAAACGCACAATGAAAATCGCATTCGGAGATACTGAAACGACAGGCTTTATCAACAAGACGGTTGATCACAATCATCCTCTTCAAGTCAAAGTCGTGCAATTAGGTTTTATCGTCCTCGACACGAAAAACCCTGATCACTGGGATTTGCATAGCCCGAATTACATGGGCGATGAACACGAGATTATCGTAAAACCGGAAGGCTGGACTGTGCCTGAACAAGCCGCGGCAATCCATGGATTTACGACCGAAAAGGCTTTAGCTCTGGGTAAACCTCGGGCAGAAGCCTTCGCGCCGTTCAATGAACACACCGCAGACGTAGACCTCTTCGTCTACCACAACGCCGCTTACGACGATCCGGTCCTTCGCATCGAAGTTCGTCGCGGTGACATTCGTTACGACCCCAAACGTGTCTTCTGCACGATGGAAGCTACTACAAACATCTGCAAACTCCCCGGACGCTTTGGCAAATACAAGTGGCCCAAGATGGTCGAAGCCTATAAACACTTCTTCGGCTGCGAGTTCGACGGAGCCCATAACGCTATGGCGGACGTTCGGGCCTGCCGTGATGTCTTTCTTAAACTTCATCCGCACATCGTGTGTGAGGTTTAATTACCTGATCAATAATTGAACAATACTAAATCAATGCAATTAACATTTCGTTCCTACGCTGACATCGCGCGCAGCACTCAAAAACCGAACTCAAAGTTCTTAGATTATCTAGTCCCCGGACTTTGCGCCGAAGCTGGAGAACTGGCTGGAAATTATGCTAAGCGTATTCGTGACGTCGCAATAGACGAGCCTGAAGCTGATCGTAAAGCGCACATTCAAAAGCAGCTTAAAGAACTCGGCGACGTTCTCTGGTTTGTCGCAATGACCGCGGAGGCTTACGGGTCTTCGCTTGAAGAAGTTGCAAAATTAAACAACGAAAAACTACTTGCTCGTCAAGCTAAAAACACAATCGGAGGCTCTGGAGATGAACGCTGAAACATTCTATCAAACCGTAAAAGATGATCTGGATAAGCTGCTTGCACTAATGAAAGCAAAAGGCGCCGCTTACTCTGGTGCCGAAGACGTCCTTGATAACTTCAAGCGAAACGCAAAACGCGTAGGTGTTAGCCCGTTTCAGATCTGGCTTGTTTACTTTAACAAGCACATCGACGCTATTACAAACGCAATCAAAAACAATCCCGGTTATCCTGTCGAACCTACGGAATCTATGGAAGGCCGTATCAACGACGCGATAAACTATCTCTTCCTCCTCAAAGGACTACTTGTTGATGAAGACCCTGCACAGTAATGTCATTCTTACAAAACTATAGAATCTTCACAAGCGGTAACGAAGCGCATCCAACGTATCATACCTTTAGTGCGTTGGTTGCGCTTTCGTCTATCGTTTCTCGTAAAGTATGGATTGATCTTGGATACTTTAACATCTATCCTAATCTTTACGTCGTCCTTGTCGGCCCTCCCGGTAATCGAAAGACTACTGCGATGAGCGTTTGCAAGCGACTACTTCGTGAACTAAACAAAGAAAACAACGCAAATCCAACCATCCCGTTCTCTGCTGAGTGTCAGACTAAAGAGTCCTTAGTCAAAGAGCTGGCTTCATACCAGCGCGCGGCTAAATGGACTAACCCTGATTCTCAAGAGGAAGAGTCTATTATCTATAGCCCCATTACTGTATGCGTCACGGAACTCTCACAATTCCTTGGCGCATCCAGTGCGCATATGGTGGATTTCTTAACTACTGTATATGACCAAGATTACTACGATCTCAAAACGAAGAACAAGGGAATCGAAACGATCCTCGGTCCTTATCTCACACTTCTCGCCTGCACCACGCCTGCTTGGATTACGGCCAGACTCAGAGATGACGTTATCTCTGGCGGTTTTTCACGGCGAGCATTGTTTGTTTTTGAAACGGACAAAGCTGAAAAAGTCGCATTCCCGAAGATTACTCCAGAGATGGAAGTCGCGTGGAATAAAGTTGTCGATTACAGTCGAACCCTATCCCACGTCAAAGGCTGCTTCAAATGGGCGGTGGACGCTAAAGCATGGTATGAAAACTGGTATAAAAATCTCAAAGT